TCTTCGTCAGAACCGCTGCCTTCCTCTCCGGTGAATACGCCAACCCGTCATCCTGTCCCGCCCGCCTCAGAGTATACTTTCAAAAGTAGTGCAGGCGACAACTGTTCTGACTGAGGGGGCTTCTGCCGTCGCGGACCCGATATTGACGACCGTGGTCGATCCGGAGGCGCCGCCAGTGCCGATGTTCACGGTCTTGGTCGCGCCCGTGGTCGTGGCCCCGGTTCCCATTCCGTAGGTGGCGGTCGTCGTCGCCGTGCCGATGCTGGCGGAAGCCGCCGAGACGGTGACTGTGCCCGAAGCGGTCAACGTGCCCGAGAAGGTCTTGTTGCCGGTGAAGGTCTGGGTACCCGCGAGGATTGCCAGTTCGGACGAGGTGTTCGGCAGGGTAAAACTCCGCGTGGTGCCTGTGCTGATCCCCGCCAGGGAGAAGGTCGCCTTCTTCGTCGGGTCAGCATCGTTCACCAGGCTGAACACCGCGTCCGACACGTCGCGCGGCTCGCCCACGACCTCCCAGGCGCTGCCGGTCCAGACGAGGAACAGCCCCTCGGCCGCGACCCAAGTGAGCCAGCCGGTGCGCGGCACCAGCCGGATCCACGCGCCGTCGATCCAAAGGGCGATGTTCAGGTCCCATCCGGCCCAGAGGCCGGTGGCGCCCGAGGCCACAAGATGCCGGTTCCCATCGGTGGGGCTGGCGGGCGCGGCCGTCCGCGTGCGGTCGAGGACCGAGAGCTGCACCATGGCGTCGAGAAGGCGCAGCGCCTCGTTGTGCGTGACATGCTTCTGCGCTTGGGCGGCCAGAAGATACGGCAAGCCCAGATGGGTCGTGGTGTCGGACATGGGAAATCCCTTCAGAACTGGAGGGTCACGGTGGCGGGCGTACCGCGCCCGAGGCGGTTCGAGAGCTGGAAGATGCGGAGCGCCAGCATCTGGCTGGGCCCCAGTGGCGCACCCCAATCGGCTGTCTGCTGAGCGGCGGTGTAGAGGACGGAGGGCGTACTGCTGGTCAGCGTGCGCTTGATCGCAGCGCCGTCGAGGATCTGGACGTCGTAGGATTCCAGGTCCTCGGCCAACGGCACTTCGACCTGTTCCCAGGCATCGGCCACCGGCGCGCGGGATCGGCGCGTCCAACGGATGGTCAGATCGCCCGGGCTGCGTGCCATGCGCCACGGCTGTTCGACGTGGACCGGCGCGAAGGGAACAAGGCCGCGCCCGGTCGGGGTGAAGCCCAGGGCGGCATAGCTCGCATCACTGACCGCTCGCGCTGCTGGGCCCACGCGCCAGTTCCAAGGCAGACCAAGGTCAGACTCGGCGATGGGCAGCGAGGCCAAAGTCGTATCGAGTACGACGACCCGCGCACCAGCCGGGGCCGGATTGCCCATCGCGTGCTCCGTTCCGCGCTGGCCGCGCAGGAGGCGGGTCAAGCGATAGCGGCTGGGTGCGATCAGTTCGGCCGCGCCCGCCTGGACGATCTCCCATTGACCAGCGGCATTCTCGACCGCCAGCGCATTCGCCCCGTCCAAGAGGGCCACGTCGGTCACGCTTTCCAACGTTCCGGACAAGAGATCGACGACCAGCGCGTTGCCCAGATCGAAGCGGGAGGTTGGCCCGGGAAAGAAGTCGAAGGCCAGCGTACCGATCCGGGCCCGACTGCCGAAGGTGGTCAGGAGGTTGAACCCATCCGTCGAGGCGCTGCGGAAGACCGCGATCTCGCCCGGCCAGGGGCTGGCATGGGCGGCGATCAAGGGGCGATGGGCGGGAAGGTCTTCGCTGATCTGCGGCAGGTCCAGCATCACCACCTCGGGCGTGCCGAAGACGCCGGGGCTGGCGAGCGACGCGGGCCGCGGATCGCCAGGTGGCAGATCGTAGGCGGCGCGGTCCTGACGCACCGCCTCGATCCCCCGTGCCTCTGCGTCGGCGACCGAGACGAGCCGGAATTCCACCTCGCGGCCGTCATGCGCGAGCCGGATCACGTCGGCGGGATCGACGGCGAGGCGCGAGGGCGGCAGGCGAAAGGTGGCGCTTTCCCTGCCGATCCAGGCTTCCATCAGCGCGCGGCGGCAGCGGCGTTCCGCCTCCTCGGGCGGGATCGCCATGGGGAAGGACTCGGAGGCGATGCGCGTCGTGTCGACGGTGATGCGGCGGGCCTCGACAAGCGCCGCATCATAATCCTCGTCGGCACGGGCGACCTGCCACTTCAGCGCCTGCGGCAGTTCGGTCTCCTGGCCACGGGTCAGTTCGAAGGCTTCGCCGTCACGACTGGCCACCAGATCGTCGATGGCCAGTATGGCGACCGAGGCGCGCCCACGCATGACGAAGCGGATCACGCCCTCGGTCTCGATGGCATCGAACCCGAAGTGGCGGGCCAGCGTGGAGATCGACGCGCGGGGGCTTTCCAGCGCGCCGATGACATAGCCCTCGACCGCGCCCCAGAGGCCGGTGACGTCGATCAGGCTCTCCGCGAGCCCAGTGCGCAGGCAGAGGTGCCGCACGAGGGCCGCCAGCGACACCGCGCCGAGGCGCCCGGTCAGCCAGTGGCCAAGCCGCCAGTTCGGCCCGTCCGTCCAGGTGCCGGTTAGTTCGGGGAAGAACGGATAGGGTCGCGCATCCCAGGTCCAGGCGGCGCATTCGGGGACATGGACCATCCGGCCGCTGTAGACGGACGACGTCGGGTTGTTCGCTGCCTCGCCCCACCAGAGGTAGCTGGCCTCGAGATAGGCGCGCTGGATGGCATCATCGCGCCAGCCGCGCGAGAACCAGGGCGTGAAGCTCTCGGACGACTTCGGGTCGAAGAAGACGTTCGGCTGGTTCGTGCCCCGGTCGATGGCGGGGCACCCCAGTTCGGTGAACCAGACGGGCTTCGATTGCGGCACCCATGCGGTGGGCGTGCCGCTCTCCACCCCGCCCGGCCGGTTGAAATGCGGGTTCGACCACCAGGCGCGGAGTTCCTTGTAGCGGAACACCCAAGGTTTGCCCGCAGCCCCGTCGGTGATGGGGGTCCGGATCTGGGCCGACCGGTCGGCGGCGCTGGCATAGAACCAGTCGAAGCCCTCGCCGCCCGCGATGTTGGCCTGCAGGTAGGCCCGGTCATGGATCGCAGGCCAGCCTTCCAGCGCATCGGCATGGTCGAACCCGTCGCGCCAGTCCGAGAGCGGCATGTAGTTGTCGATGCCGATGAAATCGATGTTGGCATCCGACCAGAGCGGATCGAGGTGGAAATAGACATCCCCAGTTCCATCGCCCGGCTGGTGGCCGAAATACTCTGACCAGTCGGAAGCGTAGCCCACCTTGGTGCCCGGCCCGAGGATCGCCTTCACATCCGCCGCCAGCGCCTTGAAGGCGGTCACGGCCGGATAGACGCTGGCGCTCGACCGGATCGTGGTAAGCCCGCGCATCTCGGTCCCGATGAGGAAGGCATCGACACCGCCCGCGACAGCACAGAGATGTGCGTAGTGCAGGATCATCCGGCGCAGGCCCCAGTCGCCGGAGGGCCCGGTCCAGTTCACGTTGTCGCCCGACACCGCGAACTGCGCCGGGGTGGCCGCGCCGAAGAAGCTGGAGACCTGCGTGGCCGCAGCGGCGGTCTTGTCAGCAGTCCCGGCAAAGCCTGCAGCCGGGGAACAGGTGATCCGACCGCGCCATGGAAATGATGGCTGTCCCGGCGTGGCGGCGTTGGCGCTGAAGGGGTTCGGCAGGGTATTGCTGGGCGGGACGTCCATCAGCAGGAAGGGATAGAAGGTGACGCGCAGCCCCCGCGCCTTCATCTCGCGGATGGCCTGCACCACCGCGAAGTCCGCAGGCGTGCCGCCATAGACCGGACGATCCTCGGCGTCGCGGCTCACCAGATGCGCATTTGTCCGCGCCACGCCATTCACGGACCAGACCTTCGGGCTGGTGACCTTGGTCGAAACCTCCACGCCGGGCTTGATCTTGCAGTTCCCCGCGCGCAGGTCATTGCCGAACCAGGCGACGACGAGGCTGACGCTCTCGACGGCCGGGGCCATGGCCTGCAGCCGATCCAGCGCCACGACGATATCGGCCTCGTCGGGCAGCGCGTTCAGGTTCTCGGCCGAGGTGGTGCCGCCGGTGGTCTGGCCGAAGATGGTGGTCGTAGCGCCGACCGTCTTGCGGACAGCCTCCGTCGCATAAGTGAACTCGCCCGAGGCGGGGATCATGGTGACGGCCTTCACCAGCCCCTCGGCGGTGTCGGGATCGGCAAGCGGCCGGAACACCTCGAACGAAAGCTGTGGCAGGCGGTTGCCGTAGGCGGAAAGCGGCAGTTCCTCGAAGACGACATAGGCCGTGCCGCGGTAGGCTGGGGTGTTGGCGGCACTCATCTTCGCGGCAATGAACGGGTCGGCGGTCTGGGTCTCGTTCCCAAGATACCAGCGCCAGGTGATGCCGGTCATATCCAGCGGTTTGCCATCGGCCCAGATGCGGCCGATGCCGGTGATCGGGCCTTCGCAAAGGGCGACCGCGAAGCTGGCATAGTACAGATACTCGGTCGTCTGGACCCTCCCGCCGCCCCCGCCCTTGCCGCCGCCCTGTGTCGTGGTCTTCGTCTCCTCGCGAAAATCGGTTGCCCAGATGATGTTGCCGCCGATGCGCATGCGGCCGTAAAGGCGCGGGATGATCGCGCCTTCCGTGGCCGAGGTGATCCGCAGGCTGTCGAGGCGCTGGCCCTCGATCTTCTGCGCGGGCGCCAGCGAGGACACGATCCAGCTGTCGACGACCGACCCGATGGTGGAGCCGATGAAGCCGCCGATGGCCGCGCCGGAAAAGCCGAGGATCGCGCCGCCAAAGGCCCCGCCGATGGCAGTGCCAACAGCGCCGAGGACAAGCGTGGCCATGGAAAACTCTCAGCGTTGGGGAAAGAGGAAGGCGAAGGCGATGCGCCGTCGCCATATTGGCGTGAGGGGTTCCTCGATGACGCCGAGCCGCTCGTAGGCGTGCAGAAAGGTGTCGGGGCCGGTCAGAATGCCGACATGCTTGGCGATGGCGCGCGGCATCATGCGGAACAGGATCAGCGCGCCGGGTGAGGCATCGCCGGGTGCGATCTCCGGCATCATCGCCCGCGCCCCATCGGCCAGCACCTCGCGCGGCCCGGTCTCGCCCCAATCGCGGCTATAGGGCGGGATCGGAAATGGCTCCGGCCCGACCACCTCGCGCCAGACACCGCGCGCGAGGCCGAGGCAGTCGCAACCGACCCCGCGCAAACTGGCCTGGTCGTGATAGGGCGTGCCGAGCCATGACTGCGCGACGGCGATGACAAGAGCGGGATCAGCGGTCCGGTGTGATGGGGTCACAGCACCGCCCCCTCATGGCCGCCATCCTTGGTGGCGTATCGCAAGACCGCGTCCTGGCCGGGGATGTGCGGGAACCCTCGGAAGTTCGCGACATTGGCGAACTTTGCACCACAAGTGGCGATCCGCTTGTCGCAGCCTGCTCGGACCACGAAAGCATCCGTCGCCGTGATCGGGCGCACTGGCGCTTCCAGCAGGGTCAGGATCGCCACGCCATCGACGAGGTCATGCGACAGCACTTCGACCCGCCGCCCCGCGTTCGCGCCGCTGGTCCACTCGACCAGCCCGAAGGCAAACCAGCCCGCCGCGAAGGGGCCGAGGCCGGAAGCGGTGAAGGCCCGGTCCCGCAACACGTCGATCACCGCCCCGGTGCCCTTGAAGGCCGGGGCATCGGTGTTCACGCCGCAGCGCGCGTCGCCCAGCGCGGCATCGCAACTCGCCTGAAATGTCCGTCCGACCGTCTGGCCGAGCAAATGGGCGAGGCTGCGCACCTCCGCCACGAAGGCAAGCCGCCCGCGCCGGATCTGGCCGATGGCCCCACGGCGCAGAAGGACGCGCTGCGCGGGGCTCGCCCAGTTCACCCGCCACACCTCGACCGCCGCATTGTCCCACCGGCCGTCGAGGATATCGGTCTCGGTGATCCGGTCGGAGGAGAGCACGCCTTGGGCGTCCTGTGCATCGACGGAAAGGTCGGACCCCGAGCGCACCTCGGAGGCGGCAAAGCCGCTCTCTGGCTCGAAATCGGTGCCGTCGAACGTCAGGGCCCGGTCGTGATCGGTGAAGCCAAGAGTTACCCCATCGGCCCGCACGATCCGCCAGCACCAGGCCAGCGTCGTCGTGCCCTCGTCGAGATGGGCCTGAAGCGGGGGCGGGAGGGACTTCATTGGCATCTTCCTGTGTTGCTGTCGCCATCATCGATTATTCGCCCCGCGAAACGTTGGGCGACAGCCTGTTCGCATGGCTGTACATTCAGGCGGAACTCAACCTGGAGACGCCAATGGCAAAGTTTTGGACCGAAGATGAATACGCGATCACGGATGCCGCCTATCAGGACGCCGTTGAAAAGAAGAAGCGTGGCGGCCGAGTCGTGCGTTCCGATATCGTCGATCAGTGCAAACGGGGCCTTCCCAAACGAGACCCATCCTCTATCGGCCCACATCTGGGAAATCTCACAACGGCCAGAAGCGAAGTTGGTCTGGCTGTGCTCGATGAGGTGGCGCCTTTTGCCAATCGTCCTGAGAAGCTCGTCATCTTTCTGAAGCAGAAGTATCGGCTCCGGTGATCATCGGCGGTGGCGCCGACAGGTTCGTCGGGCGCAGCAAGGCCAGCGCTTCTGCTTCAGTCAGTCGCCGAATGGGCCGCGAGAAATCCACCCGCCCGTTGCGGTCGACCGCCCAGACCGGGATGGTGCCGGTCGGGTAGCGGCCATCCCGGAACAGATCGCGTTCGGCCTCGCGGCGCGTTCGGATCGCGGCGGGTCGGAGCCAACCCATGAAGGCTTGCGCGGCAGCGGCGTGGTTGCCTGCGTTCAGGTGGCGGGTCAGCGACGCTTTCGCGATGCCGCCGGTGTTGTAGTGGAAGCTGACCAGCGCATCGAACTCGTGCGGTTCCAGCGGTACCTTCACCGCGCGCAGCACTTCCGCCTCGTAGGCGACGATGTCGGCGCGGAAGAGCCGGACCGCCTCGCGGATCCCCGCATCCAGATCGGCGGGCATGCCACGCGGCATTCGTGCCGGATGGGGCGGCCCGGCCGAGGCAGTGTGGCCGATGCCGAAGGTCCAGATGTTCTTGATGTCGAGATAAGGTCCGGGCACGAGTCCTTCGTGCCGGACAAGGGCCAGCAGGCCCCGGTCGGTCATGTGCATGGGATCACCCGAAGATGGAGGACAGGATCAGGATCAGCGCTGCGACTAGAAGGCCGATGCGCAGGCGATGGCCGAAGGTCTGAGCCGGATCTGCGGCATCGCAACGGATGGCGCGCGCAAGGCGGAGAAGTTCATGCATCACCGTTGCCCCCCTTGCCGCTGCGCAGCCGGGCGAGGACGACCTCGATGAAGGCGGGGCCGAAGACGCCGACCAGGTAGGCGGCCGAACCTGCCGCACCACCGGCCGGGATCGCCTGGGATGGCAGGCCGAGCCAAGCCGTGATGATCGCCATGGACAAGCTGCCCATTCCGGCCGCGATCAGACCGCCGAGCAGGATGTGGCGCAGGGCATCGCGCAGCCGCATCCGTGTGGTCAGCGCGTTGGTTGCTCCGCCAAGCGCGCCCCAGGCGGCGAGGATGACGGCGGTAGAAGTTGCCAGATCGCGCAGCACGGCGGCGATGAAGCCAGTTTCTTCGTTCATCGCCGGATCTCCAAGAGCGGGATGGATGTGATCGACCCGAGCCGCTCGAGGTCGAGGGTGACGTCGAGCATGTCGGTGTCGAAACGGACCGGGACGTCGAACTCGAAGCCTGCCGCGATTGCGACGCCCGCACCGGGGGCAGTGGTGAAGGTGACGCTGCCGGTGGTGGTATTGGCGCTCCAGCCCGTCATCTGCTCGACCCCGTTCAGGGCGATGCGGACAGTGCCGGCCACCGGCTTGGCAATGGCACGGGTCCAGCTTTGTGCGCCGGAGGTGTAGCTTTTCAGCAGGGCGAATGTGTTGACCGCACCATTGCCGGTGCCGATGGGCTGATCGGTCGGGGCGACGGCTTGCAAAGGCAAGCAGGACTTGTAATCGGCCCAGTCCTTGTAGCGAAAGCCGTGCAGGCGACCATTCCGGGCTTCGAAGAAGGCCACGACAGCCGCCAGATCATCGGCGCGGCGGATGCCGTAGGCCACATCATAGCGGCGGCGCGAGTTGGCCCAGCTGGCGTTGCGCTCCTCATCACCAGAGGCCAATTCCACCACTTGCGTGCGCCGTTCCGGCCCCCCGCGCGCCCCGCGGCTGATGTTGTCGGGAAATCGCACCTCATGAAACGCCATCACATGCCCCTCCGGCCCAGCGACACGGCGCGGGCGATGTCGCTCGCCACCTGCGTGCGCGATTGCCGGAAGCTTTCGGCGTCACGCGCCATGATTGTGACGTTGACGGAGGGCGCGCTGGACTGGCCTTGGCCGTAACCTGCGGCTTCGCGGCGCGAGAGAACACGCTCGCCGCGTTGCAGGATGGCAGGAACTTCGTCTGGCTTGATCCCGGCCCATCCGCCCGCATGCATGCGCGGGGCATTGGCAAGGGCCAGCGCGGGAACCATGCGGCCCGGAGCTGACGCTCCGACGACACCACCGTTGTGCAGGATATTGGCGAACAGACCACCCGCGCCGCCAAGTGCGCCCGACAGCGCATTGGCAATGGGGCCGAGAATGAAGCGCCGGGCTGCCAGTTTGGCCAGATCGGCGATCATTGACGTGACAAGATCGCGGAAGTCGAGCTTGCCGGTCTTGACGAACTCGCCCACCGCGTTCTCGGCCGAGGTGAAGGCCCCGACCAGCGCGCTCCCAATATCGCCGCCAATGTTGCGCGCCTTGGCGGCATAGTCGGCGAGCGCCGCAGTCACAGCGCCCCAACCGGTCGCGGCCTGGTCGGCCCCTGCGGCAGCATCAGCCCCGGCGTCGCGCGCGGCTGCGCCCGCGCTTCCGGCAGCGGCTGCGGTGTCGTCCAGTTCGGTGTTCAGGGCATCCGCCGAACTGGCGGCATCTGCCAACGTCGTTTCGGCATCCGATCCAGTACCGGTCACCGCGTCGCGCAGCGCCTGCCAACTGGCCAAGGGACGCCCTGCAGCATCGGCCAGCATGCCGGCCGCTTCGCGGTAACCGTCAGCCCGGCCACGCGCGTCGTCTGCCATCGTGCCAAGTCCGAGGTCGGGCGGCTCAAGGTAAGTCTGCGACAGCGCGGCAGAGAAGGCATCCGATGCGGCAGCACCAGCTGCGGTTGCGGCACCCTCGAACGGGTTGCCGATCCGCGCCAGTTCTACCGGATCGAGTGTGCCAATCCGCACCCCGCCTTCGCCCACCGCCCAGTCTGGCAGTAGGTCCAAGGCAGCGTTCAGCCCGTTGATGAAATTGTTGATGCGCGTGACAACGCCGTTCAGCATCGCCTCGACGCCCGAGATCAGCCCGTTCGCGGCCTGGAAGGCGAAGTCACCGATGGCGCCCGGCAGACTGCCCCAGATTGCCACGGCAGCGTCATAGGCTCCCTGGAAGATCGCAGCCGTCCGGTCGCCGAAACTGACCACACCCGCGATGGTGCCTTCAAGCGCCGAGAGTCCGGCCGCCTTCAGCCCTTCCCAGCCAGCGGCCATGTTGGCAAAGGCTGCGTCGAGCGCGAGGCCGATGCGCGACCAGACCTCCGATGCCAGATCGCCCAGCAGGCGGAACGCCTCGCCCACGCCGCCGACACGGGTCACCAACTGCGAGAACTGGTAGACCAGTTCCCCCGCGCCGACGATCAGCGCGCCGATGCCGGTGCGGATCAGCGCCCCGCGCAGGAAGACCATCGCCGTCGCAAGGCCGCGCACCGACAGGGCGGCAACGGCCAGCCCGGCTACCCAACGACCGGCCATGAAGGCGGCAAAGGTCGCGGCAGTGGTGGCAAGCCGTGCGAGGTTGTCGAACACGGCGGTGATTGCGCCGCCGATGGGTCCGGTGCCACGCGCCATGTCGGCCAGTGCGTTCGCCACCGTCTCCAGCGCCGGGGCGACAGCGGCGGTCAAGCGGTTGGTCAGACCCAGCCAGATCAGGCTCAGCTTGGCGATGGCATCGCCGGTGCGTTCGATCTGGGCAGCATCTGCCGCGCTGACCGCCACCCCGAAATCCTGCACATCCTGCGCCGCCTCCCGCAAGGTCGCGGAGTCGATGCGCAGAAAGGCCAGTGCGGCCCGGTCACCGAAGAGGTCGGATGCCACGGCAGCGCGTTCGGCTTCCGGAACGAACTGGTTCAGTGCCTCTTGGATCGCGACGATGCGCTGGTCGAGTGGCAGCGCTTGCAGCTCGGCGGCGGTCAGGTTCAGCCGCTGCAAAGCACCAACAGCCGATCCGGACCCAGCCGCCGCTTCCGACAACCGCGTAGTCAGTTTCTTGGTCGCCTGTTCGATCTCGCCCATTGAGACACCGGCCAACTCGCCAGCCCATGTCAGCACCTGCAGGCTTTCGACGGTGGTCCGCAGCGAGGCCGCCATGTCGGCCTGCGCGCCGATCACATCGAGCCCCGAGCGGACCATTGCCACACCGGCGGCGGCCGCAGCGGCGGTAACCGCCGCCAGCGCAATCCCGGCCTTGCGGGCGAAGCTGCCGAGCCGGGCATTGGCCAGTTCCATCTCGGAGGACAGGCGGCCAAACCCGCGTGTGCCAGCCTCGCCGATGCCTTCCAACTCGGCCCGGACCTGGCGGCCGCCTTCGGCGACCAGTCGGACTGAGACACGCTTTTCGGCCATGGGTCAGTATCCTTGATATTCGGGGGCGCTTGTCTTACGTTATCTGCATCGATCAAGGAGACGTATGATCATGTCCGAGACCGCGACCCTGTCCTCGAAGTTCCAGATCTCGATCCCCAAGGCGATCCGTGCCGCACAGCACTGGGAAGCGGGGCTGACCTTTGCCTTCATCCCAAAGGGCACCGGCGTTCTTCTGGTGCCGGTCCCGAAGCGGGAGGCGCTGAAAGGTCTCGCGCACGGAGCGTCGGGCACTGATTACCGTGATCGCGCGGACCGGGTCTGATGATCCTCGTCGATACCTCGGCCTGGATCGAATGGCTGATCGGATCCTCAACCGGCGAGAAGCTGGCTGAACATCTGCCCGAACGGACCGACTGGCTGGTGCCAACCATGGTGCAACTGGAACTGGCAAAGTGGCTGGCGCGCGAAGTGGGCGAGGACAAGGCGGATCAGGTGATCGCCTTCACACAGGTCTGTCAGGTCGTGCCGCTCGACACCGAGATCGCTCTGGCCGCCGCCGAAGCCTGCCGGGCCCACAAGCTGGCCACGGCAGATGCCATCGTCTGGGCAACCGCCCGTTCGCGTAGCGCGGCGCTGCTGACCTGCGACACGCATTTCAAAGACCTGCCCGGCGTGACCTTGGTCGAAAAGATCAAGACCTGAACCCGCCCCCGTCGTCTGAGGCGATCTGTTCGTTCAGCTTGCGCACCATCACCGCCTCGATCTCGGGCAGCAGTTCGGCGGCGATGAGGGTGTCGATGCCGAGGGCACGGGCCAGCGCCAGCGCTGCGCCCATGTCCCAGCCGAGCACCGCGCCGGGGATCACCCGCAGCTGGCCACCCAGGCGGCCGACCAGATCCCAGACCTGCCAGCCATCTTCCGTCTTTGGCCGGTTCAATCTTGCGGGGCAGTCGGGGCAGCGCCCTTCGCAGGCCGCGCAGTAGCGGTCGCCCCCGCCGAAGGACCATTCGGCAAGGGCGCGGAGACGTTTTTTTCTGCGTCCAGGATCAGGCCCTTGGCGACATATTGGGTCTGGAATGTCTCGAAGACCGGCCAGATTTCCAGCAGGGCATCGATGCCTTCGGGCGAGACCGGCACAGCATCGCCCGCGTCATCGCCAACGCCTTCCCAATCCAGCACGGCACGCCGCGCGACAGCTTTGGCCATTGCCAGCGCCAATTCCTCCTGAGACGCCGTGTCTGACAGGGCTTCGATGGCGGCGTCAGCGCGGGCCGAGACCATCAGCGCGGTGGTCAGCGGGGCCACGTTGAGGCGCAAGCCGGGGGCGAGGGTCAGCCACGCGGGCGCGGCGGTCAGGTTCAGTCTGATCATGATCAATAGCTCACAACAGTGTTGACGAGGACGGCGGTGCACATGCGGGCGGGGCTGGTGGCCTTGGCAGCCTGCCAGTCAAAGGTGGCCTGAATGCCCTGCGGGCCCGGGATCTCGATCCGGGGGCGCGGCAGGTAGACGGCGTGGGCGGTGAAGGTGAAGCTGGCGTTAGCCCCGAGGCTCCAGGCGAAGACCAACTCGCAAGGCGTGCCGTCGATGGCCTGCGTGATCAGCGCGGTGTCGGCGAAACGCACCTCCACCCGTCCGGTCAGGGCAGCCATGCCGGGGTCGGCCCCCTCGATCCGGCCGTCCGAGCGGATGGTCTCGATCCGATCGAGGCCGTTGGAATAGGTGACCTCGGCGGAAATGACGTTGCCGAGCGGCGATCCGTTCCGCGTGATTGCCCCGTTGAAATGCCCGAAGCGCTGCAAGGCCAAAGAGGTGGGCGTGCCTGCGGCCGTAGTCGCCGCGACGCTTTCCCCCTGCGCCACCAGCCGGGCGGTGGCGGTCAGCAGCCCCGACCGCGCCATCTGCCAGGACAGCTGATCGCAGACACAGCCCGTGTACATCGCATAGCGTGGCACCTCGGGCATGGCCGTCTCGATGGCCATGCTCGGCAACGTCCAGTTGCCGGACTGGAAGGTGTGGGTCTTGGGCGTGGTGCCGGAGGTGACCGGCGCGCCGAAGGCCGCCTTCAGCCACAGCCCGAGGTTCTCGACGTCGATCGGCACCACGACATCGCCGTCTGCGGTGACCGCGTCCTTGATCGGGGCCAGCGGGTCTCGCCCCTGGCCCAGCAGCTCCGAGGCGATCAGCGGTTGTTCGGAGCCGAGCGTGGTGCTGCAAAAGGGCACCGTGCGGTAGCCCGTGGCGGGCGCAGTGCCATAGACGGATTCAAACGCAAGCGCCATCTGCGCCCGCGCCCCATGGGCTCGTGCCATCGTGTTCTCCTATCGTGAGTGGGGTCAGGCCAGAGGGTCGGCCATGGAATAGTGCAAGACGACCGGGATCACCGCCGCCTTCAGGCTGGCGGCGCCGTCGACGGCCAGATCGACCGAACGCGGCACTTCAGCCTCGACCCAATCGCAAAGGCCGCCCAGCGTGCGGTCGGCAGCAATCGCCGCGCCGATGCTGGCGCAGAGGGTGTCGAAAGCGGCATCACGGGTGGCGCCCTGCACGACAGCCTCGATCTCGGCCCGGTGCTGGTAGTGGTAGCGCAACGGCGACAGCGTGACTTCCGGCTCGCCAGGCTCGCCGTCCCGCAGGATCATAAGACCCGCAGCAGGCACGCGTTCGGGCAGCACGTCACCGCGCAGGGCGGTGGCGGGCAACGCCGAAAGCCGCGCGTGCAGCGCGGCGAGGATGGTTTCGCGGGGCGTGGGCATGGCTGCACTTAGGTCCATTCTTGCAAAGTTAGTGCCTGCAGGCTATATTTCCTCCAAGACATGAGGACCGCATGCCTTGGACCGTTTCCTTCGCCGATGACTTCGAACCGGAGTTCGATGCCTTCGACGCGGAGGTTCAGGACGCGATCCTGGCTCGGCTGCTGCTACTCGAACGCGAGGGGCCGTCGCTCGGACGACCGCATGCCGACACCCTGACCGGGTCGAAGCACGCGAACATGAAGGAACTGCGCTGCACTGCCGCCGGTGGCGTCTGGCGCATCGCATTTGCATTCGATCCCGACCGGCAGGCGATCCTGCTTGTCGGCGGGGATAAATCTGGTGGCAGCGAGAAGCGCTTCTACAAGCAGCTGATCGCTCGGGCCGACGACCGGTTCGACCGCCATCTGGCACAACGGAAAGGATGACGACCATGGCACGCACCCTTCAGGAAAACCTGGCAAGGCTCGATCCCGCCCGTCGCGCGGGGATCGAAGCCGAGGCCGCGCGCCTGCACACCGAATACCTGACCCTGCAGGAACTGCGCAAAGCCAAGGCACTTACGCAGGTGCAACTGGCGGAAACCCTCGGCATCCGGCAGGCGACAGTCGCCAAGTATGAACGCCAGAGCGACCTGCTCTTGTCGACGCTGACTGCTTACGTCCGCGCGATGGGCGGCTCGCTGCAGCTGATGGTCGAGTTTCCCGGCAAGGCCCCTGTCGCGCTTGAAGGGCTGGGCGACACCGAAGAACCAAGCCGCCGCCGTCGTGGACGGGAAGACCGCCCGGTTGCGGCGCGTCCCTGAACCTATCGCGCTTCCACCCAATTCGCCACGATCAGCCCCGGCACACCGTCCGCCGCTCGCTCAGCATCTCGCGCGAGGTCCAGCCGCTTCGGTAGCTTGACCTGCGGCACCAGCAGGAAGATCGGCGCGGTGACGACGCCCCGGCCGGTTTTCGACCGTGACGCCACGGCCCGGCCCTCGGCGTTTAGCCGCCCTTCGGCCACCAGCAGGCTGGGACCCCGGCGGCGATAGATGAACCGCAGGCGCAGACCGGTGCGGCGTTCCCATTCGCCGGGGGTGGTCGAGGCACTGCCTCGACGCAAGCCGCGCGTGGACTCGCCCGCCGCTGGGGTGGGGATCGCGAGCCAGAAGCCGTTCTTCGACCGGATCAGCGGCCCAGTGTCATGCGCGCCGATGATCACCGGGGCGTTCGACCAAACCAGCGCCGCCGCGTTCAGGCTTTCGCCGGATTTAGGGAAGCTGGCGGAGCGGATCGAGTTGGCGAGGCGCGTGCCCAGCCCCGCGCCGGTGATCTGAGTTCGCCAGGCGGATTTCAGGCCGGTACCAGCCTGTCGCATGGCGGCGGTAACGGCACGTTCCCCAGCCGCGACCTCGGCTGCCATCAAGGCAACGATGTCAGGATCGATGGCAAGTTTCAGTTTCATGCTAGGCGCAGATCGACAGTCCAGACCAGCCGTTCGCGATCCCGGACGGGTTCGCCTTGGATGAGGAAAGCATCGCCGTCGATTTCCACCCTGTCACCGGGGCACGGGTTCGGTACCTCGGCCACACGCAGGTCGATGCGGGTGGTTTCCGACCAGAGCCGCGCGTCACCGAAGTCAGTGACGGCATCGGCGCGCCGGGCGACGACGCGCACCAGAACTGGCGCGCCGCCGTCAGCGATGTAGACCGCATCCCGCCCCATGTTCGGATCGGCGAAAAGCGCGCCGACGGCGGCGGCAAAGGCGCTCATCAGAAGGCCCCGTTCAGCCGCACACGGCCGATCAGGTCAGTGGCCCCGCCCGCCACGGCCTCGGTCGCCACACCGATCAGCGTGTTCGCCGTCAGGGTCTTGGTGGTCTGCCTGGCGGTGTTGTCCCAATAGATCCTGTCGCCCGCAGCCCATGCCTGCGAGGCAACCTTCTTCAGATCGTAGACGCCGACGAGGGCGGTTTCGACCGCTTCGCTGAGCGCGGCGGTACCAGCGGCGACGCCGAAGACTGAGCCCACGAGCAGGCCATCGCCGGAAGTGACGGCATAGGGCGCTATCAGGGTGATGGTCTTGCCGGGCTGGACGTAGTTTTTCATGATGGGGATCCTTATGGAAAGACGAAGGGCGGCCCGTCAGGACCGCCCGCATGTCGGGTTTCAACATTTGGCGCGGGTTACGCGCCGGGATTTCTGTAGAGACCGCGCCAGTCGATGGCCTTGGCACCGAAGTCGAGGCGGCACTTGATCTCCACACCGTCGACGTCGAAGCCGTTGCGGGTCTCGACGTAGGCTCCCTGCTGGCCCTCCAGATAGGCGTACTCGATGGTGTCGATCTGGTTCGGGCTTGCCGCGAGATACCAGGCGATAGGGCTCGCGGCATCGAGGCGCGGCTCGCTGATCGGGCTCAGCGAGCGGATCGACTGCGGCACCACGGTGGCGGGCGTGGCGGGAACAAGGTTCTGGGCCACAAGCTGCTCGGCCCTGAGTTCAAGCGCGGCGGGCACGATCAGGAAAGCGGGGCGAATGTTCAGGACCGTCTTCTTGTCGAACCCGGTCTGCAGCGCCATGGCCGCCCGGGCCGCGCCCACGGCATCGACGGCCAGTGCCGTGCCTGTCCCGGCCAGGTTCTTGTGCGTGGGGTGGAACAGCGCGTTGCCGTCGGCCATCGCCGGGTTCGCGGTGATGATGCCCCAGACGACATCGCTTTCCAGCTGGGCGATGGAGTTGCCGTACATCGCCGGGATCCGGGTGAAGGCGTCGAGATCGTCGTTGATCAGCGTCTGGCGGGTGATGGCGACGACCCGGCCATAGGTCTTGACCTTGTAGCTTTCCTTGCTCTCGCCAAGCGTGCCGCGCTTGAACTCGCCGCTTTCGCCGACCTCGAGCAGCTGGGGCGCTTCGCCGAGTTGCACCCGGTTCATCGCCTTGAAGTCGGTGGCCAGCACCTGGCGGCAGAACAGCATGAAGGTGCGGGGATAGGTTTCATAGGCCTGGCGCAGGGTCTTATTGGTCACGGCGGACAGGATTTCGGGGAAGTCGGAAGTGGAATGCAGCGAGCGCGTCGCCACCTCGTCGCGCGACAGACCGCGCGTGTTGACCCCGGCATTGGTCAGACTTTCGCGGGCGAGTTCGAGAAGCGACATGCCGCGGTATTGGCGGGCAGAGTCGTCCAGCTGGAACAGCGTTGGGCTGTAGCGGTGCAGCAGGGCATTGGCCACTGCGTCGCGGCGGGTCACGCGTTCATCCCGACCGCCGAGCGGGATCGAGACATGCGGGAAGGTCCGGGTTTCGTCGGATTTGGCGGCGACCTGATCGAGGATCAGGCGGCGGGCTTCATCGACGGTCACACCGCGTTTCACCAGATCCTCTGCAAAGCCGCGTTCGAGGTTCAGGCGACCCGCCAGATCGTAGATGGTGGAGACGCGGTCGCGCTCACCCTCGCGCGCCCTCGAGGCGATGGCTTCGGTGTCGGGCGGGGTCACCTGGGCGGCCTGCGGCAGCGCGCGCGTCTCGACGGCACGCGCCTGCGGTTCGGCAGCGGGATTGATGGGGGTGGTCATCTGGGTCTCCTCGGTCGCAAGGGGTTCGGCGGCCGCTGCGGCCGGGGTCTGGGTCGGGTCGGTCATCGGGGATGCTCCTTGTCGTGGGGTGGAAGCGTCCCGGCGATGAAGGACGCAGTCGTGAAGGGATTGCTGGGCGCGGAAACCGGCGGCGGGGTCGGCCCCGACCGGCACGGCGGAGACCTCGAAGGGCGTCCAGTCGACCGCGCGCCACAACTCGCGGCCACCATCAGGCTTGGAGACTTCGAAACGGTGGACCTGGTAACCGATGGACACCGCCCGGATGTGCCCGGCCTGAATGTCGCGCCAGATCGGCTCGACATCGTTGCGTTCGGAGATGCGTACCAGCGCGATGCCCCTGCCGTTTTCAAGGCGGGCCGAACCGGGCACGACGGAGCCAATGACGGCATCGAGCGCCCCCAGCTCGTGCACCTTCAGAAAGGGCGCTCCCGCGTTCAACCGTTCCAGCCGCACATGGGCGGGGTCGAGGCTCAGTTCCTCGTCGTAAGGCTCGCCGAAGAAGGTGGCGCGGCGAACGCGGGCCCCGGCCGACCAGACCACCTCGACGGTGCGGGCCTGCGCATCGGCCGAGTTTGGCGCAAGCTCCGCCGTCCGGCGCATGGCCGGCAGTTCGATCATCGTGTCCATGGGGTCACTCCTGTTGGGCGGCTTCGGGTTGCGCCGGGTCGTCTTCTGGGTCAACGGCCGGATCGCTGGCCGGATCGCTGGTCTGGGCGCTGCCGGTTTTCGTGACGCGGCGAGGGTCGCTGTCGAGGACGAGGCCTAGTGGATCGAATCCAACAATTGGAACCCCCGATTTCTGGCGGCGATGATTTTGTCTGGGTCTGCACGCCAGGTGAAAGGCCTGGCTTCGCTGGTGTTGTGCTGTTCGATGAAACGGGT